GTAGCTCTTTAAGCATAGCTTCCTTGCCATCGTGATGTACGGACTTAAAGGTTACCTTCTTTTTGCCCTGCCACTTGGCACCAAAGCACAGCATTTCGGTAGGCTTGATGATTTGATTAATACCAATGTTCTGATCCCAAAGACCCCAGGTATATACTTGCATAGGAGTTGTTTCAATATCTAGCATTAGAATTTTCATTTATTGTCTCTCTCTTCTATCAATTGTTCTAGCATGGCCATTTCTATGACCGCTAGTCTTGTTTTTGTTTCTGTTCCTATAACTACTACTATAGCAGGGTCGGCGTTAGACTTCAAGGCATCGGTGACGGCTTTTGCCCAAACATCTTTGTTTAATGTAAAGCTTTTGCCAACCTCTTTAAAATCTATAATAAAGTTAAACCAGGATGCGTCACCCTTTTTTTGTCCTCTCCCACTGTTCTTTATTAGTTTTGCTCCGATTCTTTTACCCTCAGACTTCTCGCTCATGGTCTACCCTCTTTTTCCTTGTTTGTAGAGAAACTTTTGTTATGTGCTTGTTCTTACAGATCCAAGTTATATCTTTTGATTCTGGGTAAAAGCGTGAAGAGTGAGACTCTTCTTTGCATTCATGACAAACAAATTTGCCATTATAAACAGAGTATTTAGCCATTAAGCTGTTCTACCAATCTCTTTTGAAGATCTTCATCTTCTCTTACCTTTTCTACAAAGGCGTCTCTACCCTGAACCTTTGAGCCATCTTCTAGCTGATACCAGGCACCAGTTCTTTCTACTAGCCCCTTCATTTCAGCGGTATCAACCAGGTCTGCAATTCCATCTACGCCTACCCTGTCACCACGGAAGTAAAAGTCATATTCTCCGGACTGAAATCCTGCCGAAGTCTTAGAAAATTGAAGTTCCCATCGGATTTTTCTTCCAACCTTTTCTTCAATTAGCTTATCTCCTACAGCAATCTTGCCCTTAAGTGCTTGATTCTCAGATTCAGAGGAGAATAGCTTGATTACGGTAGACGAATAAAACTTTGTTGCTTGTCCACCAGAAGGTTGCTGGCTTGTATACATTGCATTAATATTGTTTCTAGACTGAGAGATTAAGACAAACAATGTTGGTTTGACCTTGTTGTTAGCATAGTTAATCATCTTCCAGGCGTTGCTAAAGTCTCTAGACTCTGCGCCAATCTGTTTTGTGTTTTCTAGCTGCTTAAGCTCATCGGTGCCCTTCTCAAAGTAAATTGCAGGTAGAAGTGATGTAATACTATCCACCACAATAATATCTACCCCTGCTTCAATAAAGGCAACACTAACGTCTACCATTTCGTTAATTGTTCTGGCTTGTGAGTACAACAATTTTTCTGGGTCTACCCCAAGACGAACTGCCCAGTCTTCTGAATAGGACATCTCTGCATCAATCCAGGCGCAGAGCTTCCCCTCTTTCTGTGCCATTGCAATAGTCTGTAGACATATCGAAGATTTTGCACTTGACTTGCTACCCCACACCAAAACCTGTCTACCATAGGGAAGTCCTCCATCTAAAGCCTTATTAAGTCCAAAGCTTGGGGTGGGCTGGTGACCAATGCTTATGCCCTCTCCATTTGAAACTGTTTTGCGAATTTTAGGATTAAGCTTAGCAAGAGCCTCTTCTATAGTTACGTTAGTCAAAATCTAACACCGTGCCTTTCTGGTCTGGTTTTATTAAAGCTTGTTTTGTTGTTAAAAGAGGTTGTCAATGACTCTGAGACGTAGCCGCTTCTTTTAAGACCCTCATACAGGTCTAGGGTTCTAATGATTATATCAGCTAGCTCTGAAACAACTTCTGCGCTACCCTTGTCTTTTCTGATAGCCTCCATGGTTTCTGTAACCTCAGAAACAATCATCATGCATTGTTTTGCTATAAAAATGTCATCTATATTTCCATCGGGCCAAAACCCCTTTTCTTTTGCTGTCTGGTGAACCAGAGCCGCCTTTTCGTCAAACATGTATATCCTCCAATATTACTGTCCCGTCTTTTGTTTTTCCGAAAGAAAACTTGTAAGCATTTCCTTCCTGAATCTTCATATATGCTTTAGCAAATGTTGTTGGAAAGACAATCACAGAATGAAAGTCTCTACTCGTATCTGCTAAAGTTAGTGTTGCCATTTTTTTACCAGCCTTGGTTATTCTAGGTCTAAAAGAAACTACAAACATCTCTTCGTCTTTGTATGGCAACATCTTGTAGTTTAAGAATCTTATAAGCGAATCATTAGACTTTTGTGCTTCGTCTGCTGGTATTGCTGTTACGATTCTATTGTCGCTAGCAAGAAGAATGTACGTTTTGCCAGTTTCAATCTCTGTTTGCTCTTCATCAAAGATCCCCACGGAGCCAGTCTTGTCCAAGATCTCTACACGAGACCAACCCTTGCCTCTTTTTATAGTTTTTACCATACCCATCATTAAGAACGAACCACGCTCCTCAAACTCACAAACATCACTAATAAAAGCATGATAGTGCGAAGGTACTGTAATGTTAAACTCAGGTAGGTTTAGGTACTCGTACAGGCTTTCCCTAATCTTGTCGTCGTCCCTCGGATTATCTTCAAATGTTGCAGCCCCAACAAGTCTTAGTGCGCTGAGAGCTCTAGTGTTTACACCATTACCCTTAGTGTTTGAAAACTCTTCTAGCTGAGCATAAGATCCAAAGGGCCTTGAGGATATATACTTTGAGGCAATGTTGTCTGAAATAAATTTAATTGAAGAAAGCCCAAACCTAATCCCCTTACCTTCAATCTTAAAGTCTGCATCAGAGTCGTTTACGTGGGGCAGTCGAATAGGAATCCCCATACGCTTAGCCTCAATCAAGTACTCAGTCCTAGCATCTTTGTCCTTCTCATTCTTTAGCATGGCAAACATAAACTCTAGTGGATAGTAATACTTCAACCATGCCGTCCAATAAGATAGCGTAGAGTATGCAACAGCATGTGACTTGTTAAATGAATATCCAGCGTGTGCCTCAAAGTCGTGCCAGAGATCTTTGGCTACATTCGGAGAGACGTGTCTTGATGCACCAGTAACAAACATATTCTTAAACACATCAAACTCTTTAGCATCTTTCTTCTTACCGATAATCTTACGTACCTTGTCGGCATCAGTCATTGACATTCCGGCTAGATTAACACAAGCCTGCATGACCTGCTCCTGATAAAGAACACATCCATAGGTTTCTGCTGTATAGCCTTTCATGATTTCGTGAGTAAAAGTAATTTTTTGTTTTCCGTGCTTGCGAGCAATGTAATCTTTACCAATAGTATTCATGGCACCAGGTCTAACCAAAGCGTTAGAAGCGGCAAGCTCTGCAAAGTTTTTTACGCCCATCCTAATTAGTAGATTTGTGTATGGAGTGGCTTCACATTGAAACACACCCTTCGTATAACCATTAGAAAGCATTTCATAAACCTTGTCATCTTCCATATCAATGGTATAAAGATCAAGGTCTTTTTTGTGTCTTTCTTTAATAATATTAGTAGTGTCTTTAATTACGCTGAGTGTTTTAAGACCTAGAGCGTCTATCTTGATGAGGCCAATTCTTTCTGCCTCCTCCATGTCCACCGCCACAACAGGAATTCGCTCTTTGTTCCCTGGAGAGGTCCTAGTCTCCATTGGAGCATATCTAAAGATTGGGTTCTTGCTAGTAACAACTCCGGCTGCGTGAATTCCCGTTCCACGAATACGACCACGCAACTGTTCCCCGTACTTTTCAATTTCTGGGTACTTCTCTCTAAACCAAAGTGTTTGCTTAGACATACAATATTCGTCCCATGTATCTACAAGCTTAAGAACTTTGTTTACGTCTGTCAGTGGCACGTGAAGCACTCTGGCAATGTCTCTGACGACACCCTTGTCTTTAAACTGAAGGAACGTTGCAATAGAGGCAACGTGTTTGTACTGTCTAACTAAATAGTCTTTGACCTCCTCACGACGTGTATCCTGGATGTCAGTGTCGATGTCTGGGAAATCGTTTCGTTCTGGGTTAATAAAACGAAAGAACAGCAATCCATGCTCGATGGGATCTACGTCTGTAATGCCCAAAGCATAGCAAAGCAAGGACCCAGCGGCAGAACCTCGACCTGGCCCAACCATGATTCCTTCCTTCTTTGCCCAAGAAATCATAGAGCGAACAACTAGGAAGTATGGACCAAAATTTTTGTTAGAAATAACCTCTAGCTCTTCTGCTAAACGATCTAAATACTCCTGATTCTTGTCGAGTCCACGAGCAGCCAACCCCTCCAGGGCAAGAATATTAAGCTCTTTGTCTGGCTCCTTGTACTGTACTGGAAGGAGATCTAGGTGGTCTTGAATTTCATAGTCAGAAACCTTGTCCGATATCTCTCTAGTGCTTTCGTACATGTCTTCTCGATCAATACCCTGGGCGTTCATCGCTAAGCGCATCTCTTCGTCTGACATAAGATGGATATCAAACTTTGAAAAAGTTATCTGGCGTTCGCCATAAAGGTAGTTTAACCTATCATTTAAGTTCTCATACTTTTTAGACTTTTCAAAGGTGGAATCTTTCTGAACCTTATTACTATAAGTGTTAAGAATAAGTTTTAGCTCTTGAATATCTTTTTGTCCTACGTGTGCGTGGTGACAATCTGGGGTGACCACTGGCTTTACCCCGAACTCGTCTGCCAAGGCCAACAGCTGATGGTTGATCTCCGCAGGGTTGTGAGGCATGACCTCAATATAGTAATCGTCACCGAAGACATTCTTGTGCCATTCAATCTGTTGCTTTGCTGCTGCTAGCTCTCCAGACTCAATAGCTTTTGCTACGGTACCACTAAGGCACCCAGAAGTAACAATGATTCCTTCTTTGTACTTTTCAAGTACTTCATAGTCGATCCTGGGCTTTTTGTAATAGCCTTCTGTCCAGCCTATTTCGTTTAGCCTGTTGAGGTTTTCTAGCCCCGTTTTGCTCTTTGCAAGTAAAACTATGTGGTTATAGACAAGATCTAAAGGGCCTTCCCTGCTACCCCGATCTCTTTGGTCAAACCTATCACTAGTGATATAAGCCTCTACGCCAAGAATTGGTTTAATGTTTTTTGCCTTTGCAGCACGATAAAATTCACGATGACCAGAAAGGGAGCCGTGATCAGTAATCGCTATGGCATCCATCTCCAAGTCTGCGGCTCTATCGATATACTCTTCTGGTTTGGCAATGCCGTCAAATAACGAGAAGTGAGAATGTACGTGAAGGGCTACATAAGGTTTTGATGTTTTACTAATTGAGCTACCCACTCTTTAAACTCCTATAATGTGGTGTAGGTGAGAGCGACAAAAGGCGCCCCCACCTACAACTATTTCTTTTAGTTACCAATCCACATTTGTGGATGAGGTAATGGATGGAGTGTCAAAGCCCAAGTAATAGGCTTCTTGCTCTGCGTATGGCACATGGCTTAGGGCGACGTCCAAGTCGTATGGCTTGACGTCTTTCCATTCGTGCGGCTCGCTATCTGGAGAACCAGGAATTAGGGTATAGCTTGTTTCAGTTCCCTGACCATTTCGCTTAAGCTTAAAGATAAGGTTTGAAATGCTTCCAGTTTCGAGAGCATAGTCACGAATTGTGTTGAAGGCTGACTGCTTTCCAACCCCCATGGACCAGATTGCAGCATAAGGCTCTTCAATTCCATCGTCAACGAAAACGTTGCAATAAAAACGAAGCCGTCCGTTCCAACCAGCTTTTGGATCTTTGCGGTGCATTTCTTCTGCCCAGTCGCGACCCTCTACGTCCATGGTGTCTACGGCTTTACGGCGGTAGTCCTTTGGATTGGTGTGCTCTTTAACAACAAGTGAGAGCCCACGTTCTGCGCTATAGTTTGCTGAATCTTCGTCCAGCTCTTCCATAAAGCGAATCTTTACAGATTGTCCGTCTGCAAGCTTGAGCCAACGTACACGCGGCTTATCGCTATCATATTTTGGCTTATCAAGTAGTGCGTTGATATTTTTAAGCCCTTTTACTACACTCATATTTGCTCCTTATATTTTGTTTATACTTTATTAATAGTGTGTATTTTATTTTAGTATTGATGAAATGGAATCCGAGAAGTCAAAGCTTAGTGCCCTGATGTCTTCATCTTCCATATCGCCAATATCTTTATATTTTTTATCTAATGATAAGACAGAAACACGATATCCAAGCTTCTCTTGAAGTCTGTTTGCCATGTTTCCTCCCGCCTCATCATTGTCTGCAATGACAATTATATCATTGAAGTATTTTTTTAGCAAGTCCACTTGAAAATTAGATACGTTTGACCCCAGGCTTGCCACCGCTGACAAGCCACATTGGTCTAGCCTAATTGCATCAAATGATGACTCAACTACATAAACATTACGAGAAGACTTTACCCTATGTAAATTAAATAAGGTTTTGCCTTTGGGTAGTTTTGGTGTGTTTTTAAAATCTTTACCCTCAATAGATCTACCAACAAAGCCTACCAGGAGTCCGTCGGGGGCGTGCACAGGAATTGTAACCATGTCCTGATTCTCAGAGTATCCGAGAGAAAATTTTCTTACAGATGCCTCTGTAATCTTCCGACCTGAGTAGTATGTCTTTGCTCTAGGAGACTCTAGGGCGTTGCCTGCGAGCCTTTTAACCTGTACCTCATCATACTGGACGTAGAGAGGCTTCTCGACAAGTTTTTGATTAATTTCTGATTCAAGATTAGTAGCCGTCTCTTTGCTTTTAATAAATCTAGCAGCTTCAAAGTATGTCCTGTTGGTTTGCTGCATTACAAACTCTGTGAGATCAGTAAAGTGGTGACAGGAAAAACAGAAAAACATTCCTGTGGCCTTGTCAACTTCTCCGGCTGGAGTTCTGTGATTGCCATGATACGGACAAAAAATAATATAGTGAGAGTCTACTTCTGACTGAACATCTATACCACTCCCCGTGAGGATTCTTTGGACTTGTTCTGCTGAATAGGAACGACGATCGTCTCGTTTACCCCGAAAATCCATTCACTCTTCCTTTTCCCAACATAAATTCCATACACTGATAATTCAAAATTAAAGTTTTCTGCCTTTTCATTATACTCTATTGTAAAGTCTGGCGCAATGTCAATGCGGGGTACATACCCCGAAAGACGCATTTCTGTAATCATTAATCTTATATATTCTATTTTTAATCTACTAATTGCAGAGTCATCATAGATCACACCACTAAGGTTAAATTTTTTTATTTGCTTATGATGCACATTAGTCATATATCTATTATAGGTGTTAATTTTTATTTAATAAGCCATCATATCATAAGCCATCTTCAAAGTCCTTGTACTTATAGTGTCCTTTATCAAAGTCTACCTGAACCATAAACTCCCCCATAAATCCATTACGGTTCTTGCGGAACACACACTCAATGACATCGCTGTTGCTTCCTCTTCCTAGCGCAAGCAACCAGTCTGCATCATAGCTTATTTGTCTTGACCACGCGGTTTGTCCCAATGTTGGAACAGTATCCATCTTGGTTGCATCGTCGGGTGTAGCTGATGAAATAGCCACAATGGGAACCTCTTCAGAAATAGCCATAAGCTTAAGCTCACGAGAAAGGTTCTTCATCCTTACCGTTTCGTTCTCGGATTTTTGATTAGGACTCATGAGCTGAAGGTAGTCTACAACAACAAAGTCTGGCTTATACTGATCAATCTTTCCTCTTAGAACAGAAGGGTTAATCTCTCCACCGCTGTCATTTGAGATAATGTGAAACTCTGGCTTACCCTGTACGTGCTTTTCGTGCCACATCTTTAGGGTATCGAGCTCGACGTCTCCAGAGCTCATCTTCCTGTGTGACCATAGCCCCTCGCCCATAATAGTAAAGACTCGATTACGAACCTCTGTTTCAGACATCTCCAAGCTAATCACCATTGGTGACTTACCCTGCTTCCAGGCCTGAACCGCAAAGTATAAACTTAACCAAGACTTGCCAATACCTGGATATGCCAAGAATACTCCAAGCTGTCCAGGCATAATGCCAGCCGGAAGGTAGTTGTCAAATCCTGGCAAGCCAGTCTTAATTCCAATCTGTCCCAAAGCATTTTGCTTCTTTACATTTTCAAAGTATGCAATTGCTGACGCGGTATCCGTAACATCGATGTCCCTAATTGTAGATGTATTTTTTTTAAGCTCTGATGTTTGACCAATCAGCTTTTCTAAGGCCTCTGAACCATTACCAGACTGAACATCTGTAGCGGCTGTACGAAGCATATCTTTTAGATTGTCATTAAGATACTCTACTTGCAGTTCTCCTAAGTGGTGCTTGGTAGAACCAACCCCCTGCAAAACATCAAAGTCTCTAAATTTTTCAATCACAATGGATACGGGAGGAACAGAGGCATTGTTTTCAAAGTAGTTGCGAATAAAATCCCAAACGTCTCCGTGCGTCCTAAGCAGCCCACCAATATTTGCCTGTAGCAAGACATGAACCTGCTTGTCTGCTAGGACTGCCGATATAACCTTAGCTTCTGTGTTATTCATTTAACCATACCCTTGCCAATCTACGTCTCTCTAAACGTTCTTCGTTGTCTTCCTTAACTTGTTTCTTTGACTGTAAAATTGAGTCTGTGTAGTTGGAAAAATACTTCCAGTTAGGACTATTGTTTACATCAAAGTAATATTCAAGAAGATCATAACAGCCATACAAGGTGTATGACTCAATCAGGTTATCTGCTGACCACTGCTCTCGATTAATATTATATTCAGGCCTTGATCCATACCGTGCGGTGTGGAGCTTTGCATATCTTGAGAGCAAAGCCATTCGGTCTTTGCGCTCAGCCATTACTGGTTAGTTTCTGCCGAGGCTTCTCTTACTTTTTCTGCAAGCTTTTCTTCTACAAAAGAGTAAACCCTATCAAAGGCTTCGTTAATATTTTCACCTTCGCGCTCGGAGTCTTCTACTCCAAGATCAACACGCAGCGACTGAAAGTTCCCAAGGTTAAGGGTGTAGCCTAAAGCCACAGTAACCCTTGCTTTACTATTTTCCATCTCATACCCTCTCAATAACAGAAAGCTATATGCTTTCTGACCAAAACGGAACGAATTGTCCGTTTTCTGTCCTCACATATGTCAGGATACCACTTCCCATGCGCCTTGTCAACTCCTGAATGGTAGGAGTAATGTCATTAGTAATAAGGCCGTCTTTACGTGGTCTTCCCCTATGTATTGAAGCAAGTATATCACGAATATTCTTGACCATTGATTCTGAGTAGTATGCGCGAACCCTCCATGCCCTCTCTCCGCCCTTCGTAGCACCTACAGGCGGAGGAATCATTCCTTGGTGCATCAATCTGTACAAATGTTTTTGATGCCTGCAGACAAGCTCTGCCGTCTCTTTAACGGTATACGCCTTTATTCTATTTTTTTTAAAATCACCAATTAAGCAACTTTCAATTTGATCTTTTGTTATGTTGAATACAGACATTATTCCGCTGGCTTTATTAAAATGATATTTACGTACAAGACAATCATTTAAAAACCAAACACTCTTACTACCAGTTATTACTGGTGCGCTATTATACGCCTCTCTATCCATAAATCCCTAAACGGGGATGCCAACAATTAAAAGATTAAGACCAACAGAGGCAACACCAATAGTACTAAACTTTACAATACCTTCTACCCTATTATTTGTAACTTTTGTCAATACAACAGAGATATCCTTACCAGACTCTGTTGCTGCTTCATCAATAAGTATTGGGGTCGCCGTTACAATTGGGGCATACGCGAAGTCGCTATAGTTATAGCTAAAGCTGCCTTCCCCGTCTGGGCTTGTGGTAGAGCTATTTGAAACGGTTACATATCCTCCAACAATTCTGGCGTCAGAAGTTCTTACGTTTTGAGTTTGAGCTGACGCTGTATCTATTGACGTATACCTTCCAGTGGTGGGGGAGAGATCCTCCGCCATAAGATTGATAACCTCGGCTAGCTGATATATGTAAGACAGGTCTAGTGGCTGTCCTCTGCTGGGTAATGGTATTCTTGACATTTTTCTCCTAGCTCAATTGTACCAGGTCTGTGTCTAAACTTTCAAATATTGTAAGAAAGTCTGCCTTCTCTTTGTTTATGCTTTCAATTTGAATTGCTACAGAAACAGTTTCAGCTTCGTAGTCTGCTAAAAAAGAGTAGTTGTGTGTTGGCGTTGTTCCATGATAAACGTATGGCCCTTCATCAAAACTAACAAAAACATCGTAGCTTGGCCTTTTCTCTTCGTCTCCCCAAACAGCCTGGACAATACTGCCATTTACGACTACGTCTCCACCAACAGGGACTGGATCTGGAATTGTTAGCTCTCTGATTGGAGCCCAAGCCGAAAATCTGTTCTGATCCTCTGAGATAATCCTATACCTAACGACATATCCATACTCTCCACTAGAAAGCTTACTCACCGCTGGCAAATCTGCTTTTGGCAAGATTGCTTTTTGCTGGCCCCTTGGCATTAGGCAACATCCATTCCGTACCTAAACTCAACAAGGTTTGAGGTGTTTGGCTCTTTAATAATTGGCTGACCAGTTTCTGTTCTTATTACAGAATATCCAGTTAGACCATAAAGTGGGTTTTGAGAAGTTATGTTTTCTAGCCGGAATCCGTCAAGGGCTGCATAAAATTTGCTAGATGGGGCTAAGGCGACGCCAGAGACAGCACCAGAAGAATCTGAAGAAACAAGGTCAAACGATATTGAATACTCTGCAAGATCTTTATCGTCTACAATGGCGGTTATCTTTTGTTCTCCATCATACGGTATTCCGACATCCGCAACCTCTACAATGTCTCCTACAGAGATTCCATGCGATTGGGAAATTGTTAGTGTTGCTACATTGCCAGAAACCTCTGCAAAAGAAACAACATTTCTTGCTATTACAGATAAGTAAATCTTTAAGCTGTTAACAATATCCCAAGTAAATGCAGTACTTTTTACAAGATCTCCCAATGAGTTCTTGGCTATGTAGTATCGGTTTGTGTTAAAGTTAACAGCAGATGCAACAACGTCATCCACTTGTCCAGGCGCAATCGCTGCCTGGAACCTTGCAAAGTTTTCGGGATCAAGGTTGTCACTAGAAGCAAACTCCATCATTATCCGTACTTCTTCAATAGATATTGTTTGATCAGCTGACTTGTCCATAATTGAAAAAGCAAGCAACAGCTGATCCTGTGGAGAGTTCTTGTTAAAGTTTGGACTGATTCCAGTAAGGTGAATGTGCGTCCCCCAGTACTCTCCAGCAGATGCTGCTTTTACAGAAAGAGTCGTTCCATCAGATTCTAGGTAAGACATGTTTCCAGAAACCAGCAGGGCTGTTTCTAAAAATCTTGGAAGCTCAAACTTAGAAGTTCTTGTATCACTGTTAAATGCTTGATTGTCTGAGTTTGTTCTAAAAACAGGTATAGGAGCTTCGTTAATGTCTAAAGGATTAATAATACTTTCTTCTATTGCACCATTTAGTGGTGCAACCTTTGTGTCAATGCCTACCGCCGCTAACGCGTTATGGTATTCCCAATTTTCAGACTCTGAAAATGTATATATCATTTTGCTATCCTGTGCTCCGGCTGCGGGGTTAGACTTTGCAGAAAATATTCCTACCTCGCTAAAAAGATATCTTTGATCGCCCGGCAGCTCTCCAGCAAAAACAATGTTTGCTGCGCCAGCCTCATCGTAAACATAGCCCCTTGAGGTAATTGGTATTCTTAATACTTCAAAGTCCAATTTCTGTTTTTCAGAGTAGTCTCCAAAAGCTGTTAGCTCGTCCAGAGGTACAGCTCCAACTCCTAAAGATATGTGAGATGCATATGCTGGCGCCTGACCAATAAGGTACTTAGCTAAAATTGTTCTTCCGGTATTAGTAATCAAGATTCCTCCCTATATATTGTATCACCAAGAACGGAACCACTTTTCAGTATTTCAATGTCAACTCTTTCGTTTGTTTCCATGTTAATTACGTCTACTACCAAATCTCCCATTTTGCCAGACCTGCTGTCTTGGAGCAAAACATAAACCCTTTGCTCCTCTGGACCAGTTCCAACTTCTGGCACGTGAGTAGAAAGCCTAATAGAAAAGTTTTTAAAATAGGTTTCAATAGTTTCTGGAATGCTAAAAATATTTTTTGAATTGTATCTTAGGTTAATGTTTTTTAAATTACTAATAAGGTTGTAGGAAACATCTTGACCATTTACTATATCATTTCTAGCTACACCAAGAATCTCTTGCCCCCCAATATTTTCAAAGAGAAGATTTGTCATTGCGTCTACAGGGATAGCACTTTCATCAAACTGAATAATATCTGGGGTGGCAATTTTTATGCCAGATCTAGCACTTGAACTTGTTGTGCTTTGAATATCTGGTATGTCTGGGGTAGCGCTTACGTCACCTGTCACTATAACACCTCACTTAGATATGTAGTCATTTTTGGTCCGTCCTGATCTCTAGAATACTCAATGTTGTAAACAACAAACCTGGAGTTTTTTTCCGCTATTTCATTAACACCATTTTCATTGGTGTAGTCAATCTGAACAATATCTCCAAGCTGAACCGTTGGCAAACCAAAGACCTCAACACCAACAGACTTCCTAGGTTTCATTATTTTTTGCGTAAGCCATCGCATCAGACTATTTGCAGAATCCTGACTTTGAATGTATGGAGCTTCTATGCTAAAGCTTGACTTTCCTTCTGTTATCCTACTTAGCTTTATGTCTCTATAGTCTTCTTTTGCTTTTTCTGGTGGAAGAATTAAAAGATTGCCCAAGAACTCTGGATTGGACAAGTCTCCCACTCTTTCAAAGTATTCGTCAACAGTTAGTTCGTTGTCTGATTGTTGGGTAAATGTTACTCCCTGAATTCTTAGATAGTTTCCACTAGTAGAGTCTAGGGTTAGTGCAGTGTCTGTAGAATTAAAAACCAAAAACTCCGCTCCGTATGCTCCTGCTCTAAATCCAGATACGGTGTATCCCTTTATTCTATTAAATGTTGGAGAAATCCTAGCAGAAAGTGCTGGGTAGGCCTTGTCGTACCTAACATTAAAGTATGCAGCCTCTCTCATAATAGTGCCAAACTCTTCAAAGTACATGTTGTATTTTGGTGGCTCTGAAGTAGAGATTCCAGAAAGGTATGTTGACTTAATTGCGCCACTCATTGCGTATTTCTGAAAGGCTTTATTTGCACTGATTTCTCCATCTCCAAAAGCTTCTTGTAGTGGTGTGCTTAGCTCTAGATTTGTATTTTGGCTGTAGTTTCCTGTAATTGCATAAAGATTTTCAAACATTGATTTAGTAGATCCTCTAGAAAATAACGCAACATTGTTATATATTGGAAGTGGGTCGGCGTCGTCTACAATAGAGACTATTACATTGTTTACATAAAGATAAAATCTTCTGATACCCCCAATATCTTGATACTCTACAGCAAGATCATAAACGGTTGGATTTTCTTCTGCGTTCATTCTACTTTGACCAACAAAGTTCCCAGAGTCTACAATAATGTTTCCAATTCCACTCCATAGCTTTACGGGAATTGCAGAAGCCGAATCGGATGTTTCCGAAGAATCTTTTTTAATTTTATAAAAAAACAAATTGTCAACATTTTGCTCTGAGTCATAGTCTGTAATGTTTGCGGCAGTCAGAGCGGCAATTTCAAAGTAATAGCCATTGTTTGTTTCTGAATTAAGCAAAACAGCAATACCAGCTGAGCCACCAGCTACAGTGACATCCTGGTCTGACCTTGTGCTGGTTGTTGTAAAATATGTCATGGCTCCGTCTGGAGACTGTCTACGAATATCGCTATTTTCAATCTTACCAACAATTCTTAGCCTAGTTCCAAAATGCTTGAACTTGTTGTCTAAGTGTTTTGGTATGTATGTCACAAAATTAATAGATGGGTTTTCAGAGTTAGAGAAGTTTCCGTTCATTATTAATGCTGATGCCTGTACCGTTGCCGGGTAGTCTTGAACTTGAGGTATCTCGCTAATGTACTGTGTAGCAAAAAAGTTTTTAATTAGGTCTGTTCTTATTGTTTCTTGAGCTCTTTCGTTGCTAACTCCTGCCGCTCCTATCGATGTTTCAACTTCATTTTCATATCCGCTAAAAAGATATTCAGACTTCATGGTTACACCACGAACGTTGGTATCTGACTGCCAGTAATCACTAAGTCCAGCATTATGATAAGCGATATCTGTTCCAAACTGCCCCCTACCATGCTTAGCAACTGGACCATTGGCCAGACGGCTCACTCCAGCATTTATTTCGTAGTTTGGTTCTGAGTAAATTCTAACAAGACCAGTTGGATAAATCTTTCCATTAAATGGAATTTTAGAAAAGTATCTCTGATACTCTTTTACGCTGCTAATCCAAACATTGTCTCCATCTGAATTACTAGCAGAAAGCTCTGCGGCACTAAGACCTGGTATGTTGTACTGTACCGCATCATACTTTAAAATCTCTCCATTAGCATAAAAGTATCCATTATACCTAGTAAGCCAATACACACCATCCCCAAGGTCAAGCACATTATTTTGTATTTCATAATCTTCTACGAAAGGAACTTCCTCAGATAAATCTGAGTTGATTGGTGCGGCACCCAAAACATATGCAGACTGCTCACCAACCTCTTCATTTACTGATCGCACATTTTCAATTGCAGCTACTTCCCAAAGCAGTGCTGGTTTATATATCCAGGTCTTATCTCTATCTAAAAGACTAGCTTGCTGAATAGAAGAATAGGATCTTTGAACATACCTTGTTGCATACGTGATATTCCCATCATTAAACACTTCATTATCTTGAGAGGCAATACTCACAATGTTTGTTAGCTCTGGCCTTGTGGTTTCATTTTTATTTATTCCAGTATCAAAAAAATCCTTTGTTCCATATAGAACAATATCTGTTTCACGCTCTTCCAGTGTCGGCATGATGTAGCCCTTACTCATAACAATAAAGTTATTGTACTCATCAAAAAACATTGCGGACTGAGTAGACCTAGCTAAATCGTTTAATATTTCGGCTACCGTTTTGTCCGGAGCTACATAAAAATATGGAATGACTTCTTCTGGCTCATTCTCGTTTCTTCTAAACACATAGTTTGAAAAACCCGTAGCATCTAGCAGCAAAGAAACGGCATAACTTAGTGAAGCGTTTTGAATAAGTATTTGTGGTGCTGTGTTAGATTCAAAATAAAGAAATAGATCCCTAAGTGAGAGGGAGACCGTCCTGTCGGTACTGCTAATGCTTGGAAAGCCCTCCGAGTACATTGTCTTAATGGGAACAAAAAAATCTAAGCCGTTTACCCCAACAACAATTTCATACATTTTTATTTGTATATTTTGTGAGGTGTAATCTTTTATAATACTGTTAGTGTTTTCTTTAAAAAATGCTTGATCAAAGTCAAACAGGGACAGGTCACCAGTTGAGGCTAGCAACTGTCCAACTGGCATTCCGCTCACTCCTAAGTCGGAGGCAGATTTTTTTACAGAAAATCCGGTAACCTTGTCTGAAAGATCTACCGCAAGTCTTGGAGACAGTTCTATAAGGTCAAAAGTAGACATAAACTTGTTCATTGTTTTTACAACAATCCTTAAGCCTTTTATGTACTCAAACTCTCTGTATATTTTTTTAATATTGATAGCGTCTGTAAAAGAATTTGGAGAAGTAAGATCTGTAACAAAACCGATTGATCGAGTAACTTCATCAAGAACGTCCCACCCGTAAGAGGCATTAAATATTTTATAGGCTCCATCAATAACAATATGTACAGAGCCACGATCATCTGCCCCCGATCTAACTAAAAAAGATGTTCCATCTGGAAGTCCGTCTATCGTTGGCAACAAAGATGAAGAAGACACTTCCTTTTCATAATTAAATATTTCGTAATACTCATCTGGGATCAATAGTCCGTAGTAAAGCTCTACGTAACCGTCTGGACCAACAATTGGATTTCCATTTCTTCGCGTAGACCCTGCGGTAAAGTTTGCTGCATCTATCCAGTTGTCTTCATAAAGGTACTGAATCTTCCACTCTGCAGGGGTAGTCTTGTTTCCATCTCCAAAAAATGGATCATCATAAGTTTCGCTTGAATTTGTAAATGGCCCCAGGTCAATGCTTCCAACATTGGTTTGCATCTTTACGACAATTCTGTTTGCCGGTATTTTTTTCTTATAAACAATGTATGGAGCTGCATCCTCAATATAATGCTGTCCTTGGACGGTATTGTTTGCTATACCTCTTTCAGTGTTGTCGTCCTCTATTCTAAAAGAAGACCAATACTTAAAGTTATCCCTTTTGTCTGCCATATAGTATCTTGGTCTTTGTGACATGTTTATGGTGTCATGATGAGTATAACGATTCCCATCGTCAAAAAAAACAAGCTTGTTAATGCCAGACCTTGGACGAAATCTACCAAAACAATCCTCTAAAGAATAAAGCATTTTATTCTTTTTGTTTTGTGAAACAAAAGCTATTGGTGTTTCATCGTCCTCAAAACCTCCGTCAATAAGGATGTCTGAGTCTGTAGCTCCTGTATAAAACAAAGACTCTGTATCGTCATAGCTAAAGGATTCTGCAATTCTGTTGTATCTAGTATTTGTTATATCGTTTGGACGATACCTGTAGTTTCCTACCTGAGATATGTTTGTGGCCACATTCATATTCCATTCAGCAATTACCGCTGACTGAATCCTAAGAGTAGAAGATGTCTGAAGATGAGCGTTTAGTTCTTCGTTAACAAACATTATACCTCTTCTAAACTTAAGGAAATGTCCCAGAAATCGTGTGTTGACCTACCACGCTTAATTACGTCATACTGGAAGTCATCAAAGAACACTTCAATCACTTCATTATATTGACCTAGCTTATTGTACTGGTCTGTATCAAAGTTTGTCAACTTGTCGTATGCTAAGAATAACCAGAAAGAGCCTTTATGATTGTCGTACCAATTTAAAAGATCTACCCCTCCCGCCCCGTTGTCTGAGGTATACGCAAGGTCATTTGCTCCAATAATTGTTTGTCCATCAAGTGGATCAAAAACCTGTACCGAAGAAAGGGCACGGGATGGGAGATTCTTCCAAGAAGTAGAAATGCTTAGCTTGTCTGCAATATGGTAAGACCGCATTCTTCCGTTTACTGTCCTAACCTTGTTCTCAATTCTATTATTTTTAAACTGAATAGACTCTCTGTTGTGATCAGAAATGATGATAAAATCTTCTAATTCTGTTCCACTTGGAACATGGAATCCGCCATCTAGCGTCCCTGGATTGTCTGAAAACACCATTGCCTGTGGTCGTCCATACTTGTTGCGACCAGACATGTATGCTGAAGTTGCCATTATAGCTTGTTCCCTCTAATCCTTTGGTTTTCTACCTGTTTGATTTGTGTGATTACTGTTCTGGCAATTTTGCTTGGGTCTGCATCCGACTTAACATTTACTGCTAAATTATAAGTATACACTGATCCATCATTGTATGTGCCACTATTAATCTTTTCAAGATTTTCCATTCCAAAGTCTTGGACAGCTCTTCTACGAACAACATATTCTCCAGGTGTAAGCATTGCGGGGACAATATCAGATCCCATAGAGAATCCTCCTGCAGCATATCCTTTTACCCTACCGCCCATATTCATCTGAACTGGTGTAGAGCTGTACCCACCAACAAAACCACCAACAGCCATTCGTTTAGGAATAATCATTCCACCGTTTGCTTTATTTACCCTGGCGGCTGGATCAATTGCGCCTCTATTTTCATTGTAATAGGTTGTCCAGTGCTGACCTTTTGCGGCGGCGGCTGCCTTGATTGTGCCGCCAGTGCCTGGGTCATACCAGTCTCCCTTAGTGACGTTTGGTCCTGAAGAAGCTGCCTTAGCTCCACCGCCGCCAGATGGTGCTGAGCGCCTCGCTGCTTTTGGCTGGGGGAACAATCTATTCCAATCAGCCCCTTTTGTTCCTGTTTTAATAAACTCTGCGAGAGCAGAAAGCTTTTCAGCAGAGGTAACCATATCTTCTAGATTGATTGAAGCCTCTTTGGTTGAAGCAGCAATTTGATCAAACTCTGCCCTGGTCATTTCGTTAAGCATTAGCTGTTCAACTGCTAGGTCTCTGGCTATGCCAGCTAGCCTGTTTCTTTCTTGTGCAGGCTCTGAAACATCTTCCTCAATGAAGAATAGTTGACGCTCTAGCTGTGTAATTTCTTCTTCTAGCTGTTCCCGGCTTCTACCAGCTGGACCAAGAATAGCCTTTAGCTCAGCCTCTCTAGCCTTGTCAAGCTGCTCTTTTTGTGTTTGTTGTGCGTCCTGAGACTGTTGATTTCTAAGTTCTTGGGCAGCCCTTGCCGCTGCTGCAATGTCACCCCTTGAAAGGGCATCGGCAATGTCAAGCTGAGCCTTTTGCTCGTTAGCAATTCTTTCATTGGTGTCCGCAATTTGGTCAAGGGCTTCGGATCTTCTGTCATACTTTTCGTTAATATCTTCTTCAATCCAGGAAATCTGCTCTAGCTCTGCATTATAATCGTCCAGTTTGTATTGAATATCTGCAATTTGATTTTGCGCATCTTCAATTAGCTTGTTGTCATCGGCGGTAGCTAAGTCAAAATTAACATTAATACCATTTTCTTTTTTAGTAAAGTAATCATTAATTTCTGTAAGATACTTATCAAACTCTTCCTCTTGACCACTCTTAGTCAGAAGGTTTACTTGTACTGATAAGTTTGCCTGTTGCTCTGCATTACGAAGAGCTTCTTTCAATGCGTCTGAGTCAATGGTTGGATCAAGAAGGAGTTTTTGCATATCGGTGTCTGTCATGATAGCTTTAATTTGTTCGTCTGAGTATTCTCCTTGTGCTTTTGACAATTCTTTAAGAACCGCAACTTGATTTCTAAATTCTTCATTAGTTTTACGAACAGCTTCCGAAATTCTAGACTTTTCCCTCTGCGCTTCCAAGTCTTTTTCTAGCTCTTTTGCTAGCTTTGTAACTCTAAGAATTTCTTCAATTTCTTCTCTTGTTGCACCCTGGGCAATCGCGGCAGCCAAAGCTTCATCCTGAACTGCTTCATAGGCATCGGCTAAGGACATTCCACTTGCAACTAGCGTACTGATTCCAGAAATTTGATTTTTTGTTTTTGTAATAAACTTTTCTTGTCCGTTTACGTAGTCACCAATTGCTACTGCATCAAATGCCTCGTTCATATTTGTTAGCGCTGCCTTAGCCCCAATGATGTTGCCAAAGTTATCAAACTCAAACAACTCATTCTTTCGTTTGTCGTATTCTTCGGGATCCATTCCAACAATCTGTGCAATGAGGCCCTCTCCAACACCAAGGTTGCGAATTTGTTTTTCTAGACCGTTGAAAAGATTTAAGTCTTTTGTTCCGCCAGCAAATATTGAGCTAAGGACTTCTTGCATTCCTTCCCAGCCCTTTTTCATGTCTATTGTTGCTATTCTAAGGTCTCTAAGTTTTTTAAGAAGACTGTCTACTTGAGGCTCTGATCCTCCGCTGCCGGTATTTCCTGGTGGCGTAGCTTCTTCCACGCTTGCAACGGGAGCTCCGCGAGTTCCCCTGTCCGCTAGGTCTGCAATCATTCGTGGAGCCAAGGCGATAGCATCATCATCACTTATGCTGATTGCCCAACCTTTAGATGCCGCCCAGGCCCTTACCGAGTTTGTAAACTCTGGACTTCCTACAGCGGTCATTAGCGTATTTACAATCATGGTGTAGCGTAGCTGTTGGTCTGGAGCCAGGCTGTCAAAATATTCCTGGTTGTCAGATATGATCCCCGCAACATCTTCTCCGATATGTTCTGTAATCATTTTTGTGGTTATTTCTGCACCATCTAGTCCGTTTAGATAGTCCATATCTTTTTGAAAGTTTTCCATCTTCGTCTCGTCCATTTCGAGCGCAGCCCGCATGTAGATGTCGGCATCTTTGCCCACTAGGCCAGTAAGCTTGGCAAACTCTGTCATTGCCGACAAGGTTTTCTTTGCATCCTCTGGATCTTCCGTTGAAAGTCTTGTTAGAAATTCGGTCTGACTTTCGAGACCTTCCGCGTCTGATCCAAACATTTTTGCAACCTGTACAGCAAGATCTGCGTCTTTTCCGCCAATATTCATGGCTACATCTACGGCAGCATCAACAACGCTACCATCTTCTAGCCCTGAAAGATAGTCTAGGGTTGTTAGCGAGAAATTGTCTGCCGCAACGTTTAGCTTCAAGAAGTATTCTGTTTCTTCATCAAGCCCTAGGGCTGCAATTTTTTCTAAAGACTGATCTAGTATTTTTTTCTGTTCGGGATCTTCTTCAAACTTTGTTTTAAGCTGAATGTCTATCTCATCTGACAGAGCCGACCTAACCTTATCCTCTGCTTCTGTAAAGTCCTTGGATACAGTCTGCATCTGTTGTTGGTATGCCTCCAAGATATCTATCTCTGCCTGAATCTTTTCAGCCCTTAGCTCGGAAGCTAGTGTGCCATTGCCCTCTGACTCTGCGTCTGCAATCATTCTGTCGTATCTTGTAGATGTAGAATCTATCGCTCCTTGATAAGACTCCAGGCCGTTTATTAATTCTCCAACATAATGTCCGGCCGCTTCGCCATATTCCTTAACTGGCTCTAGCCCACCCTTCCACAATCCTTTTGCTGCGGCGGTGGAATTGGCTCCAACGTCAATTATTCCAAGAGAGGCCACCCTTGCCCAGGTCGGAACATTTTCTTTTAGCCAGGGTGCCACCTTTTCCATTTCTGTAATGTAGCCTTCTGAAACACTTTCAACAGTGTTCCAAAAACTTAGACCCTCCATCGTATTTTCAAAATCTGTAGATGCTTCCAGGATAGAGTCAGTCGTATTTTCCATAAAATTAACCTGAATCTCTAGTGGGTTTTCTAAAAGGTTCTCTCCTTCTGGACCAAATATTTCGTTTAGCTCTGCGTTAACCCTCATGCTTAGGCCCAAGTCATCTAACTCTTGGCCCAAAGCTAGGGCAATTCCTCTAGCCTGCTGTATTGTTAGAGTCCCGTCCAAAAGTGCAGCCTGTAGCTGCCTGCTTAAGGACTCTTGGGCGAAGTCCATTCCACGAGAAGATATTGCTGTTTTCAGGCTATCCACAAGAGCCGCCCCATTTTCTGACCCAAC